TCTTGAGAACAGCGGGCCTGGGCACTGGGAGAATAAGGGAACTGCTGACAAGATGATGATGCGCTGGGTGCGGCTGGGGTAGGGGGGTCAAATCCCTCAAAGATGGCGGCACTAGACCGTTTGGAAGCCTCGTTTGCGTGTCCCCAAAATGAAAACTTTCCCCAGAATACTAGCGACGAAGTGGTCTGCATGCGGATCGCGCATTCAGCACATCGCCAAGCCACAAGAGAGGCCCCGAGAGGCGCGGCAACGGGCTGAAAAGCTTCGCGAGGTACCTGAAATGGCTGGACGCCGTTCCATTCCGAGAGATATCCAGGAGCTCAAGGGAGCCCAACACAAGAACCCTCAGCGCTTCCGTGATCGCTCCAAGGACGAACCTCAACTGACGTTACTCAAGCCACCGGCCAAGTGGATGATCAAGTCGCCGGCGATCGGATTCCAGGAGGCGGCCGATTACCGCGCCATCTGGAAAGAGTGCCTGGCTATTTGGCCGACTCTCACGCTGGCCGATCGCGAGCAGCTCAAGTCCTATTGCCTGCTGCGCCGCAAGGAAGACAAAAACCTGCTCAAAGGCGGGGAGTATTCCAACATGCTTCGCATTCGCTCCGACCTCAGTCGGCCGCGCGGACTCAATCCTCAGTTTGCTCCCAAGAAGGAGGAGGATCCGCGAGGCCTGTTTCTCACTCGCAAACAAGGATAGTCAATGGTCGCCGTCGAGCTCTCCATCGCCGAGCAGTACATCGACGACGTGCTAGCTGGGCGCATTCTTACCTCGAAGCTGGTACGGCTGCAGATCGAGCGTCATCAGCGCGACCTGGTCGACGGGGCAGCTCGAGGCCTTCAATTCGACCGCGAAGCTGCTCAGCATGTAATTGAATTCTTTCCGCTCTTCATCGTCGGTGTAGACGGCGAATATGATGGTCGCCCCATTCACCTTGAGCCCTGGTGGCAGGCGCTTCTCTGGATCCTCTACGGCTGGAAGCGTATCGATGAGAAAGGCCCTCGCCGGCGTTTCAAATTTGCATATAGCGAAATCGGCCGCGGCAATCTGAAATCGCTCATCGCCTCCGGCCTTTGCATCTACGAGCTCTATGCTTTCGGCGAACCTGGCGCCCAGGTCTACGCCGCGGCTACCGATAAGAAAACCGCCAAGCTGGTCTTTAACACCGCCAGCCTGATGGTTCAAAAATCCGACTGGCTGCGGGAGCACATCCTGATCGGCCAGGAGAATCTTTCGATTCCCGGCACGGCCTCGAAGTTCGAGCCCTGCGCTTCTGAAGATCAAAACCTGATGGGCCTCAGGCCGTCGTTCGTCTGCATCGACGAGCTGCACGTCCACCGCACCTCCGGAGTTTGGGATGTATTCTCCTCGGCGATGGGCAAGCGCCGGCAGCCGCTGATGTTTGCCATCACCAACAGCGGCTACGATCGCAACACAGTTTGCTACAAGCAGCGCGAGTATAGCGAAAAGGTTTTGAATGGCATCGTGCCCGACGATTCATGGTTCGCCTGGATCTGCGGCATCGATGATGAAGGCAAAGGCGACTTCGATTGGGAGAACGACGCCAACTGGATCAAAGCTAACCCCTGCCTGGGCGGTGCAGTGCAACTCGACGATCTTCGCCAGCAGGCGATCAAGGCAAAAGAGGATCCCAGCGCCCTCAACGCATTTCTTCGCTTCCGGCTTTGTGTTTGGACCACCAACTTCTCCCATTGGATGCCGATCGATAAATGGGACCGCTGCAACTTTCGCATTGATCGCGCGCTCCTCAAGGGGCGCCGGTGCTACGCGGGTCTTGATCTCTCTACCACGATCGATATCAGCGCCTTCGTGTTGCTCTTTGAGCCGACTGAAGATGACCCGCGCTGGCATGTTCTGCCGTACTTCTTTTTGCCGAAAGACAACATCGCGCAGCGCTCGCGGCGCGACCGAGTTCCTTACGACGTTTGGGAGAAACAGGGCCTTTTCCAACTTACCGAAGGCAACATCATCGACTATCGCTTCATCCGGGCCAAGATCAATGAACTCAGGGAAGAGTTCGATATCGCCCAGATCGGCTTCGATCGCTGGAACTCTACCGAGATCGTTACCCAGCTGGGCGAAGAAGACGGCTTTGAGATGGTCAAGGTCGGCCAGGGATACGGCAGCATGTACGCGCCCACCAAGCGGCTTCTCGAGATGGTTCTCTCCGGCGAGCTGGCCCATGGCGGCAACCCGGTGCTGCGCTGGATGGCTTCAAACGTGATTGTGCAAACCGACCCCGCCGGCAATATCAAGCCTGATAAAGGCCGTAGCCGGGAAAAAATCGACGGCATCGTCGCTCTCTGTATGGCGAAGTCTGTCGCCATGGCTAACTGCGGCGCAACCTTTGAACCGTTTGTAATGTGAGTGTGAAAATGTCCATTCGACAGGCATTCTCGAAGTTTGTTGCCGAGATCCGCGAGCCGGGCCTCACTTCGCTGGAACTTCGCGGGCTCTCACTCAACAATCCCGCCGTGCCACTCTCAGCGGCTGGGTTTCTCGCCTGGGTCAGCGGTAGCGAACCTACGTCTTCCGGCGAGCAAGTCACCGTCAATACCGCGCTGCAGCTCACAACCATCTATGCCTGCGTGCGGGTCCTGGCGGAGGCCGTTGCGTCGCTTCCCTGTTACGTTCTCGAAATCCAGAAGAGTGGTCGCACAAGAGCTACTGATCATCCGCTCGCCTATCTTCTCCGCTGGCAGCCAAACGATGAGATGACAGCTTTCACCCTTTTCGAGTGCCTGATCGGCTCGCTCTGCCTTACCGGCAATGGTTATATCGAGATCCAGCGCGACAAGGGTGGCCGTGTAGTGGCGCTCTGGCCGCTTCATCCGCAGCTCACCGAACCCAAGCGCGCACCTAACGGCGACCTGATCTATGAGACCACCGACGGCATGTTCGATGGCAAGGTTCGCCACATCGCCGCCGAAGATATGCTCCACGTGCCGCTCTTCAGCTTCAACGGCCTCAAGGGCTTTTCGCCCATCTGGCTGATGCGGCAGAGCGTTGGCCTGGCCATCGGTGCGACGAAGTACGGCGCCCGCTTCTTTGGCAACGGGGCACGGCCCTCCGGCATTCTCAGCAGTGCGGGCACGTTGACTCCCAAGCAGCAGACCGAGGCTCGGGAGAGCTGGAATCAGACCCAGGGCGGAGAGAACGCCGGCACAACTGCCGTGTTGCCTGGCAATTGGAGTTATCACCAGGTTGGCATCAGCCCTGAAGATTCGCAGTTTCTTGAAACCCGCATCTTCCAGCGCGCCGATATCTGCGGCGTCTACCGGGTTCCGCCGCACATGATCGGCGACACTACCCGGCTCAGCAATAACAACGCCGAGCAGATGAACCTCAGCTTCGTTACCGACACCCTTCGTCCCTATCTCTGCCGCATTGAGGCGGAGTTCCTGCGCAAGCTGTTCTCGCCGCTCGGCCGCAGCGCCGGAAAGTACACGCTGGAGTTCGATGTCTCTGAGCGCCTCCGCGGCGACTTCGAAACCACCATGGCCGGCTACGCCGTCGGCAAGCAGTGGGGGTTCTTTAATTCAAATACCATTCTCGAGGATCTGGGAAAGAATCCCATCGGGCCCGTCGGAGACGTTTATCTAGTTCCAGTCAACATGCAGAACGCCGAGCGGCTGCTCGATACCGAATCGATGCAAGATCAGCCCATCGGCGCGGATCCCAACGCGGATCCCAATGCTCCTCCCGCGCCAAAAGCCCCCGTCGTCCCCACCAAGGAAGAGAAAGCGCTGCTGGGCCGCTTCACTCGCGGCTACATACCCGTCTTTAACGATGCCTTTATCCGTCTATTAAAGCGCGATAAGCGTGATTTAGAGACCATTTCAGCGCTTTTGAGGCCCATATTTCGCTCCATAGCCGATGCCTCCATGGAACAAAACGGATCCACCGACGCAGTTCCCGAGTCGATCATCGACGATCTGCTCAAATCGATAGTTCACCGCGCGGCCAAGTGGCCCGCAAGGCCCGAGGAAACCGCAGCCGCGGAGCTCGCTCGCGAGGAATTCCTTCGCGCCCTGCGCTCCATTCACATCAACGTCAGCCGGGAGGCGGCAGCCGCCCGCGCAGCAGAGGAGATTCAGTCATGAACAAGATCGAGCGCCGTTATGTCAAACAGGAACTCCGCGTCTCGGACGATGCCAAGCCGGTCATCAGCGGCTATGCCGCCGTCTTTGAGTCTCAGAGCGAGAACCTCGGATTCTTCAGCGAGACCATCGATCCTCACGCCTTCGACAGCGTGATGGCTTCGAATCCCGATGTGCGCGCCCTGTGGAATCACGACTCGAACCATCCCCTCGGCCGCACAACCTCTGGCACGTTGCGCATCAAGGTCGATGCTCGCGGCCTGGCATACGAGATCGATCCGCCGGACACGCATGCCGCTCATGACCTTCTGGTCTCCATGCGCCGCAAAGATGTTACTGGCTCGAGCTTCGGCTTCACTGTCAAGCGCGATCAGTGGACCGACAATGCAGACGGATCTGTAAGCCGTAAGATTCTCGAGTTCGACGAGCTCTTCGATGTTTCTCCGGTCACCTTCCCCGCTTATCCGGCCGCCGCGTCCCAGGTCAGCTCCTTGCCTCGCTCGATGCCCGCCGAGATCCGGATGCGGATCCTGGCCAAGCGCGGCTCTCAAGACAACGACGACGACGACACCGAATGCATCTGCGGCTGCTCCGAGTGCATGGGCGACGATTGCGAGAATTGCTCGAACCCCGATTGCGACGATGAGAACTGCCGCTGCAATCGCTCGCTGTCGCGACTGGCCGAGTATCGCCGCCTGGGCCACACCAAGAAAGTCGACGGCGCGAACCTCACCGCCGACTGCTTCCTGGTCGTCGGGGATCCGGAGAAGACCGAGACCTGGAAGCTGCCCTGGAAGTTCCCCTCTGAGGAGGAGACTAAGTCGCACCTGCGCGACGCCCTGGCCCGCTTCGATCAGACCGAAGGCCTTTCGGACGCGCAGAAAACGAGCGCCAAGAATAAGCTCGATAAGCTCTGTAAAGAGCACGGCATCGACGTAGCTGGAGCTGCTGCCGATGACGATCGCGCCTGGCGCAAGCAGGCTTCAGCGCGGGTGAGCGCGGCCCTGGGCTCCATCGCCACGCCGCCAATGACTCAGTAACACAAGTTTGGCAGAGCGGGCGCGCGGTCATTCCGCTGCGTTCAATTGCAAGTGTCCGCACTGCGGCTGGAAGCTTTCGCCGCGAAGCGATAGTAGACCAGACATCCACACGAGGCTTTTTCATGTCCAAGCTTATTGAAATGCGTCAAAAGCGCGTTCAGCTCATCGCTGAAGCGCAGCGTATCGTGCTGCAGGATGCAGTCACGACAGAGGACCGCGCCAAGTTCGACCAGATGATGGCCGACGTCGCAGTCCACGAGGGCGATATCAAGCGCCTCGAGCTAGTTGAAAAGCTCGACGCTGATTCTCGCTCGACCGAGCGCCCACCGCGCCCCAACCCCGATGGATCGGATCTGGCGACCGACCCAGTTCATCTGAAATCCGAGCGCAAGGCTTTTGAGAAGTACATCCGCCGCGGCTATTCTCACCTCAACGAGGAAGAGCGCGCGCTGCTCGAGCGCCGCGATGTGACCATTGTCGGCGGCCTGCCGGCGCCTCCAGGGACCGGGCCTTCGGGCGCAACCATGATCCCGCAGCAGTTCCTCACCACCATGTACGACGCTCTGAAGCTCATCGGCAACACGGTGAGCATTGTTGGCAAGAAGATTACCAACAATAACGGCGCGCCCATCAAGGTGGCGCTCGCGAACGACACCATGAATACCCTGACCACCCTCACAGCCGAAGCATCGGTAGTGGCGGAGCAGGATCCCAGCTTCTCTGGATTCGTCATGCAGACCGATACTGTGGCCACCCTGGTCAAAGTGTCGCGTCAGGAGCTCGACGACAGCTACTTCAACCTCGAAACCTGGCTGCGCGACAAGTTTGCGCTCCGGTACTATCGCGGCCTGGAGTACCTGATCACCAACGGCAACGGCTCGAACATCGTTGGCCTGGTACCTGGCGCTGTTGCCGGCTCGCACACCACCGCGGGACCAACCGTCGGCGCCACCGCGGTCAGCTCGACGGGCCCGGTGTACGACGACTTTGTCGCCCTCTACGCCGCGCTCGACCCGGCTTACCTGGCCAACGCCAACTGGCTAATGAGTTCGCTCAGCCGTGCCTTTATCATGGGCCAGAAGGACCTGTACGGTCGGCCGCTCTTCATTCCCAACCCCAATACCGGCTCGCTCGATATGATCCTCGGGCGCCCCATCGTTCTCAATCAGGCGCTGGTCGCTGCCAATGCAGCCAGCCCCTACAACCCGGTCAACGGGGTTTTCTTCGGCGACTTCGCCCAGGGATACCTGCTGCGCACGGACGGCGATATCTCCATCCTGCGCCTCGACGAGCGCTTCGCCGACACCTTGGAAGTGGGCTTCATCGGCTACGCCCGTATCGGCTCCGCTTTCACAGATGCCGGCACGCATCCCATCCTGGCGCTGGCCACACCGGCCAGCTAAACCGAGTTGGCAGTTGCCAGCTTTTTACTCGACCCTCCAGATTTCAGTCTGGGTTTGGAGGGTCGCTTACCGTTCCATCGAGGTTCCCATGAAATTGCAAACTATCAAATCCTTTAAGGCTCCCGGTTCCTCACGGCCGATTTTTGCCGGGGAGCTATTGGATATTTCCGAGGGACTCGCCCGTCAATGGATAGCCGACGGTCTTGCAATCGAGTTTGCCGGCGGCAATGCCAAGGCCGCAGAGGAAGAGTTTCACCTCCCAGCCAAAGCGCCCGGCGCCCGGCACCGCAATCGTGAGACTGCAGTCTCCACCTCCTAAGCAAGCTAGCAATTTCCCTTAGTTGATGCTCCGAAGGAGCCGTCATGCCTCTCAGTACGCAACCCATCATCGGGCCGGTGGTCGAGCCGATCACGCTCTACCAGGCCAAGCTGCAATGCGGCTTCGGGCCCATGCAGGACACGGATCGGGCAGCTGAGGAGATCCTCGGCGCCCAGCTCCGGCCCTTCATCGTCGCAGCGCGGGCCATCGCTGAGAATTACATGGACCGGGCTATCTTTAACCAGACCTGGATCAGAACCCTCGACCACTTCCCGATTTGGTGGTCTATGAACAGTACCGTCAATCCCAGCTACCGCAAGGACTGGCCCTACTACTCTGATTACTTGAACGCCGTCACCATCGATGTTCCCCGGCCGAAGACCAACAGTGTAGTTTCGATCACCTATGTCGATCAGAACAACAACGTGCAAACAGTGGATCCTTGCCAGTACCAGGTCGATCTTACATCGGAGCCGGCGCGCATCACGCCTGTCGATGGAATCACCTGGCCCTCCGGGATGACCTATAAACCAGGCTCGGTGGTGATCACTTACGTCGCCGGAAGCTACGGCGATGGCGTCCTGGTCGATACCTGCCCGCAGGACCTCAAGGCGGCCATCAAGCTCCTCCTGGCGCGGCTCTATCAGCTCGGCAGTCCTGAACCGTTGGACCTGAAATTGATTTCTCCGGCTGCCGGCGCGTTGCTCGACTTTTACTCGAATTACAACTTCAGCTATCGGCCAGCATGAAGGACACTCTTATTCTTGCTAACCTCGCACTCGGTTTTCGCTTTAGCTGCCAGCCGGCGTCGGCGGTCTGCGTCGTCAATGCACGATCTGTCAATGAAATGATTGCGATCGGGCTGTCGCTGCTTGCCCGTCACGCCGCCAACTGAAATGGAGTACCCATGGCCGCCCAGGATCTGACGACACTACAAACCCTCAAAGATTGGCTGCCAATCACGTCGACCAATACTTCGGACGACGCGACGATCGGGCGGCTGATCACTGCGACGTCGCAGGACTTCATGCGCGCTACCAAGCGCCCTGATCTGCTGCAGGCGGACTATGCCGAGGTCCGGTTGGGCGACGGATCGAAGCGTTTTCCGCTCTACCACTGGCCGATTGTGTTCGTCCAATCGCTCATCATCGGCGGACTGCCTTACGCCGTGGCTGAGAGCCCTGACAAGATCTTGCCAGGGTGGTTTATCGACCAGGACATCGACCCCGAGCGCATCTCCAATCTCTGGCTGGCTGGGGGCTTGGTCTTCACCGACAATCAGCCCATCGAGATCGGCTACACGGCCGGTTACTTGCCGACCTATTTGCCCTACGGACCAACTGACGGTCAGATCCTGCTGCCCGAGGATATCGAGCAGGCGGTCATCGACTGGTGCACCTACCGCTACAACGAGCGGCCCAACGTGAGCGCAACCGAGCGCCGGTCGACTGAGGGTGACAGCCTGCAGGCGCCGCTTCTCGATGCACCGCCGAATGTTTTGAGAGTGATCGAACGCTATACGCGCTGCCTGCCGTCGCTCGATCGACGCCAAGATGAGCGCGATCTGCGCATGAAGAGGAACTACCAATTTACCGCCGTCAATCGCAGTTAATTGTTCCATCAAGTTTGAGGTTGCGCATGGCGCCGGAGGAGATCTCCGGACCACTGTGCCCATCTAGTGCCTGCAACACGCTGCCTCAATTCAACTTCTCCGATCGCAGGAGTTCGAAGCATGCAATCTGTCGCCATCATCGTTCTCAACTTCAATACGCCCGATCTGACGTCGAAGCTGGCGGCCTATCTGCGCACCGAGCTCGACTATGAGGATGCGGATGTCTACGTCGTCGACAATGGCAGCGTGCCTGAGTATGACGGCGCGGAGCTGCAGTTGCCGCTCAATCTCGGCTTTACGAAAGGCATGCATGAGGGATATCAGCTCGCGCGCAAGACTAAAAACTACGATGCTTACTGGTTTTTGAATTCCGATCTGCAGTTTCCCAGGGATCAACAAGGCGTTCTTCGGATTCTCGTCGATACCTTATTTTCAGATCCCAGCTTCGGACAGATTTCGCCGATGTATAACTCTGATCATCCGCACATGCGCCAGGCCGCGAGCGAGGCGCAGGTTGTGCCCTGGCTTGAGCCCACCTGCACGCTGATCAAAGCTGTGACGATTGAGGAGATTGGGTTCTGGGATCTCGAGTTCACCCTCGGTTGGGGCGTCGATTATGACTACGGCTACCGCATTCGCCAGGCCGGCCTGCATTCAGTGCTTACCAACCGCGCCGAGCTGCATCATCTCTCGAAGGCATCGCAGACCGATCGCAATGCCTATGGCCGCAAAGCGCAGCTCCAGATGGATACGGTGATGGCGCGCAAATATGGCGCGGACTGGATCCGTATCACCAGGTCAAGCCCAGGGCCGATCGTGAGCCCCAACGCGCTCGCCATCTGCGCCATCTTCCGCGACGAGGCGCTCTACCTGCGCGAGTGGGTGGAGTTCCACTTGATGATGGGAGTGAGCCGCTTCTTCCTTTACCAGAACCGCTCCAAAGACAACTGGCGCGAGGTTCTCCAGCCCTATATCGACCGCAAGATTGTGGAGCTGATTGAATGGCCCCAGGCTGGCCCGACGCAGATGGCCGCATATTCTGACTGCCTCAGAAAACACCATGGGCAGCAGCTGTGGATCGCTTTCATCGATATCGACGAATTTCTCTTCTCGCCGCAATACCCCACCGTTCCGCCGGCGCTCGAGCGCATCAACCAGGCCTGGGGCGCGGTGGGAGTTAACTGGGTTTACTTCGGCGCCTCTGGGCGCGAGGAGTACTCGCCGGAGCCAGTGATCGAACGCTTCAATTGGAGACTGCCGAACACTAACGACAACAGCCGTCACATCAAGTCGATCATTCGTATGGATAAGGGTTGTACAAGTGGCCAGAATGCGCACTTCTTCAATGTGGCCGCCGGTACCTTCGGCGAGGAGGGCGAGAAGATCGGCTCCGCGCGCACCGTTATTCATCACAGTTCACTCTTGCGCATCAACCACTACGGGACAAAAAGCCGCCAGGAATACTACAAGCGCATTGCCCTGGGCCGCGTGGATGGCCTGGGCGTCGTGGCCAGGACGGAATTCGAGAACCGCCAGGCGCGCGACATAGACGATCGCACCATTCAGCAGTTTCTGCCGGCGCTCAAGGCGCGGCTGGGCGCCTGATGCATCCCGGAGCCAAAGAAGCGGCCCGGCGTTTTTTCGCCGCCTATCCAGCCACTGGAACCATCGTCGAGGTGGGTTCGATGGAGGTCTACGGAGGCGCCCTGCGCGAGGTGGCGCCTCCGGACTCTCAGTGGATCGGCGTGGACGCGGCGGAGGGACCTGGCGTCGATCGGGTACTCGTTGAGCCTTACCGGCTGCCTTTCGTGGATGATTCGGTGGACGTGGTAGTCAGCTCCTCGACCTTTGAGCACGCGGAGTTTTTCTGGCTGCTGTTTCTCGAGATGGCAAGGATCCTCAAGCCGGGAGGATTTCTCTATATCAATTCGCCATCGAACGGGCCAGTGCATCGGCACCCTGTTGACTGCTGGCGCTTCTATCCGGACGCCGGCGACGCGCTCACTCGCTGGGCAGCGCGCAACTTCTATTTTCTCGAGCTGCTGGAGTCTTCGATCGGCGAGCTCGACGGCGAGTCAGAATGGCTGGATTGGGTAGGAGTCTGGCGCAAGGGGTTGACCGAATGATCTCGCTCTTTGTGGATCAGACCAGCGTCGACGAAACTGTCGATCACCTTGAGATGGTGCGCGAGCTTATCTTCTCGAATGTGCTCGAGGTGATGGAAGAGGGCGCTCCGGAGCTGGCTGAGGCGACAGTTCAGGCCGCGGCCGAGGAGGGAGTTGAGGAGCGCACCGGAAAATACTTTGCAGCGATCCTGGCTTCAGCGATGGCCTACGACAACGAGGCGGAGATCGGATGCACGGTTCAAACGGATAGCTCGATGGGCACGAAGGGCAAGCATATCGGCATCTGGCTCTTAGCTGGCTTTCATGAGGGGGCGATGAAGCTGTCACAGAGCGGCCAGCGCAGAAAATACAACAAAGCATTGAAGGGCGGTTCGAGTTTTGCTGGCTCCTTCATGCATCGCGCCTTTACCTTTATGGCCGATGGAACCCCAGTCTGGGCGGCAGGGCACGCGGCCTTCAGCGTGCGGCCGCGGCCATTTGCTACCGAGGCGATGGATACCTGGTACCCGCCGCTGCTCGAAAAAATCCAAGAAGCCGTCGCCGCAGCCGCTGCAGGGGAGAATGTATGACCGTCGGGATCAGCTCGCAATTCGCGGCCATCAATCGCGAGGCGGTATTGGTTGCGCTTTTCAACTCGCTCGTGAGTAACCTCGGTATGGAGTTTACATCCATGGGACGCAAGCAAACCCTGCCGCCCACACTCAAGATCGCCGACATGCCGGCGCTCTTCCTAGTCGCAGAGAAAGAAGAGCAGATTCCGCAGAAGCCGCCGGGTGCACCGCCCAAATTGATTTTGCATGGATTGATATACGTCTATGCCTGGAACCCGGCGCCGGTTGAGGATATCGGCAAGGAGCAGGTACTCGGTGAAACCGTTATGAACGGGCTGCTCGAGGCGATCGACGGCGCCTTCCTGCCGGACGATCCCAACACCGGCAAGTTCACCCTCGGCGGCCTGGTCACCCACTGCTGGATCGAGGGAAAAACCTTTATCGACCCGGGCATCTTTGGCAGCCTGCTCGGTGCCCTGATTCCGGTGCATATTTTGATCGATTAACTGTGGGCCCGGATTTTCTTTCAATCCCTAACCCTTAACCTCTCACCCCTGGAAGCGGCTTAAGCCGCTTTCCCCAACCTGTGCGCTCAATCAGCGCCGAAGGAGCTACCATGAACTTTCAAGGTGGAAGTGGCGTCCTGATTGGGACGCCGAACATCGGCCTCTTGCCCCCCAACCCCTCTCCCTACGTCTTCCCGGTTCTTCAGGAAGTGTCGGTGGAGTTCAAGGGAGACTTGAAGGGCCTCTACGGTCAATATCAGATCTCGATGGACACCCTGCGCGGCAAGGTCAAGATCACCGGCAAGGGCAAGATGATCGTGCCCACACCGGATGTGCTCTCTCAGACATTTTTCGGCCTGGCAGTTCAAGAGGGAATGCAGAGCCCGGTTTTCAATGAGAGCTATGCGCCGGCGGCATCGATCACCCCCATCAATCCCACCGCCAACGTCAACCTGGGTGTTCTCGCTATCTATCTCAACGCCGCAGGCCAACCCACCACCGAGCAAATGACACTCTACACCGGCGCCGGCGCACCGCCCATCGGAAGCTACAAGTTCGTTCCGGCCAGCGGGTCGTCTCCGGTGACCAACGCCAGCTTCGTCTTCAACGCCTCAGAGACTGCGACCACGGTGCTGATCAGCTATTCGTGGCCGGATACCACTCACGGCCTCTCTCTCTTGATTTCCAACCAGTTGATCGGTGAAGCGCCACAGTTGGCGCTCTCGCTTTTCAACTCCTACAAGGGCAAGCGATACGCCGTTACTCTCAACGCGGTCATGATCGGCAGCTTCTCTATCCCCACCAAGCAAGAGGATCACTGGCTCTCAGATTTCGACTTCGAAGCCAGTGCCGATGGCTCGGGCAACGTCGGCACCATCGAAGGGGATCTGTAACCTCAGGCATTCGGATCGACCTGAGAGAAAGAGGTCGCGGAGAATCGCCAAAGCCACTGCCATCGTGTCAGCCACAAGTTGACACGATGGCAAACTGAGTTTCTAACTGCTTTCGCGCTGGTCCTTAGCTGGCGCGAAGGGGCGCGGCTGTGCTTCCAGTCGTTCTCCGGGCGGCGGCGCACCGTCATGCGTCGCCGCCAGCCTTTTTAAGTTTTTCAACCTCTAACCAAATTTCACGGAGAAAATTTATGCAGAAGCTGAAGTACCTCGGCGTGCCGGTCTACATGAACGGACAAAATTACTACATCCCCTCACTCTCGAAGCGCCAGTATCAGGAGAACGCCAAGCGGCTCGGCGAGGGCATCCCCTCAGGTACCACGACTGAGGAGGCGATCAGCTGGTTCGACGACATTATCCTGCTGGCCATCCAGCGCAACTACCCCGAGGTCACAGCCGAGCAGCTGGCCGAGTGGCTTGACCTGAATACCAGCGAGCTCGCCATCAAGGCGCTTTCAGGCCAGAGTGGCCTCCTGGCGGTCCCTGAGGGGGAATAGCGGCCGGCGACGGGCAGATCGACTGGGCGGCGATCGACAGCCGCATAGCCACCGCCACCGGCTGGAGCTTTGAGCAGATCGACGAGATGTGTATAGGCCGTATCATTGGGCTGCTCACCTACTGGAGAACCTCGCCGCCCACTCATGACCTGCTGGGACTGCGTTATCTGGGGAAAGCAAGCGATCGAACTGGTGAGTCGACGAGCCGGAAACAGGACGCGGAGGAATCGGTCTCGCAGATCCCCTTGCTTGCAGGGGTAGCCGGCATGAGTGTCAAACCCATGAGCGCGAGAACCGCCGCTCTCTATGAATACGCACAGAGCGTGATCAACAAGAAACCGCTGAAAGCAGACGAAAGTTGTAGAGAAGCCACCACGGCAGAGGGCTAGAATACTGACGTGGGGGGATTATGAAAGCGATTGCGATAATATTAGCTTCGTTTTTAGGGGTCGCCATAGTTGTTTTTGTCGGTAACGAGATCGCCAGCGGTTCCGACGCTACGGCTGCTGAGGCAGTTAAGACTGCTAAATCGACACAAAATGTTTTAGCTCAACTGCATGGAGGGTACGAGGGTGATCCATTTCTTTTTTTGAAGATGTGTGGGCACCCGGACCATTTCAGAAACACACCTGACGGCCAACTTGCTTGGGTGTATGAACAGCAGCGAGTCTTGGTTATTTTCATGCGTCCAAATAAGAAAGAAGCTTTTCGGCGGATTGCGTATAACGTCTACGATCCTCAAAGATATACCGAGTGGGGAGAGATTGGATTCCTAACTCCAGAGGATGCTATAGCTAAGATTGGCTGCAGCGTTCCGGACAAATAAGTTTATTTCAGTGCGGCGAAGTGTGAGCCCCGCCCAGGCGGGGCTTTTCTATTGAAGGGAACATCGTGGCTGAAGATGCTGTAGTACGAATTGGCGCAGTCTTTGATAAGACCAACGCTGATGCCGGAATCACGGACACAGCGGAGCTAGTCAACAACGCCAACCAGAGCATGTCTTCTGTGGTAGAGGAAACCTCCTCCCGAACGAAGGCCGCGTGGCTGAATATGAGTGAGGCGGTGAAGGCCGGCGCCGCGAATATCAGCGCTGAATCGCTCAAGGTTGCAGAAACTGCGAAGGCAGTCGCTGCTTCTCAAGCCGATCTGCGCCGGGCCTGGGTACTCTCAAAAGACGCCTCGATACCCGCCGCCGAGAGCATGAGCTACCTGGCCGCGGCTCAGCAGCGCCTGGCCGCTGCCCAAGCTGAAGCAGCTGCCGCCACTAAGGCAGCCGCCGGCGAGATGGCCGCGAGTGCCGAGCCTGTGGCTGCCGCATGGGGCGTCGCCGGCATGGAGATCCGCGCGGCGCTCACTGGCGTTCAGGAGAAACTTGTTCAGACCGCCGAGACAAGCAAGCTGAGTGCTGAAGGTATCGGTGCAGGATTTGCAGGCCTTGGCACGCTGATGGGCGCGGGTATTCTGGTGGGTTTCGCCGCGCACTTCCTCGATGACACCAGCAAGATGATCTTGCAATTGGGCATCCTCAGTGAGAAGACCGGCATCAGCGTGACCGCACTAGCAGGCCTGCGCCAGGTTGCCAAAGAGAGCGGCGAGGATTTCGATGCTATGGGCACCGGTCTCACGCGCATGCTGCGCGCCATGGCGATGGCCGCAGCGGGAGCGAAACCTTCCATTAAGGCTTTTACTGATCTGGGCATATCAGCCAGTGAACTGCCTGGGTTGCTCCACGATCCCGAGGCAATGCTTTACCGCGTGGCTCGCGGCATGGCTGAGACTCACACTCAGGCTATCCGCGTAAACTCTGCCATCACCCTCTTCGGGCGTGGCGGATCCGTCCTGATCCCTATCCTGGAGAAGCAGGGCGCGGCCATGAAAGACAATGTGGATACTGCCAGCAAGCTCACCGGTGTCACCAATGAATCTCTTGAGGCCTCGCGGCGCTGGGCGCAAGAGACTGCGCGGCTCTCGGCCATGTTCCAGCGCGTGATGATTCCAGCCCTTGAGCACGTTGAAGATGTAGTTGCCGATTTGATCGGCGGTATCGAAGTGGCTGCCTCGATCATCATCACCGCCTTCGAAGCGGTCGGCACTGCTATCGTTTCTACCTTTGCTCCACTGTTCCGCCTTGGCGTGTTGATGAAGGATATCTTCACTGGAAACTGGGCCGCCCTCAAGAGCGACGTGGAGAAAATGTCCTCCGCTTTTACCGACACATGGATCGCCGGTTTTAAGGATATCGAGCAACATTGGAAGGATGCCGTCTCCAGTTTTCGCTGGAGCAAGGAGCGGCCACTGCCTGCGGCAGAAAACACCGGCGAGGGCGAGCCCGGGCCCGGCGCGATCGGCGCCGGCGGTAAGGGCGCCAAGGATGGCAAGCCGGAGAAACCAGGCCTAAGTAACCTGGAAAGCATCACTGCCACGGTCGAAAAACTAGAACTGGCGAAGACGGTCTGGGATTTGGCTGTTGCTAAACAGCAGCAGGCCGCTATCGGCGCCTTTATGAAGGAGGCCGTAAAGCTAGACGAGGATGCCACTAAACACATCATCGAGGCCTATCGTAACGGCGCCGAAGAAAAGATTCGCATCGGCCGCAAAGATCTCGAGGAATTTGAGGAGCAGTGCCGCTTCAAAGTTCGCATGGGTGAGATGAGCGAGAAGCAAATGCTGGCCTCCACTGAGGCCGCTGCCAAGAAAGAGGAGACTATCCGCCGGCAGCAGTTCGCTGTGATTGAGGCGCTTGACCGTAACGATGTAAAACGCTATGAGGAAGACTTAAAAAAAGAAGAGGAGGCGGCTCGCGAATTCGCCAAGAAAATTACTCAGATTCATCAGCAGGCGGCGCTCAAGTTTAAGGAGAATTGGGACAAGGCGGCGAATCAATTCAACACAGCTTTTACTACTGCCTTCAATCAGATCATCACTGGAT